AGGCAAAGGCAAAGAACTTTTTGAATATTGCCATAAACATTTTAATTTTGATGCAATCAATACCCGCCGCAAAGATTTATTTAAAAGTTTGTGTTCATAGTTTTTTAGTTTAGGTGTTTAAGTTACCCCTGCTTTTCTAAGTAGGGGTTTTTTATATCTTATTAATTATCAATTAGTTACAAAGCAAAATATCCATAAATATATGTATTGGTATTTATTTGCATGAACCCAATCGAATTATTACAAAAAGTCAAAGCGCTGGTTTTCGAAGAAACTATGCCTGAGAAAAAAGATGAAAAGGAGATGGCTATGCCTGAACCTGAAAAGAAAGAGTTTGGCGGTTATATGCTTAAAGATGGCACTGAGGTTTACATTGATAAATTAGATGTTGGTGGTGTTGTTTCTGTTGAAAAGGAAACAATGGCGCCCGCTCCTGTTGGAGAACATGAGCTTGCAGATGGTACGGTAATCGTACTCGGTGAGGGTGGTGTTATCAGTGAAATCAAACCCGCTGCAGCCGTTGAGCCTGAAGCACCCGCTGCTGAAGATTTAGGCAAAAAGTATGAAGAGAAATTCTCTGCTTACGATGCCAAATTTTCTGCATTGGAAAATGAAAACGCAAACCTTAAAGCAGCCTTCGCAAAGTCTGAAGATGCTATTAAAGGTCTGTTTGAATTAGTTGAGAAACTTGTAAAAGAGCCAACAACCGAACCCAGCGAGCCTGTGAAAAGCGGTTTTAAATTCGGTAAGCAAGTGGATAACAAAGAAGAAAAATTAAATAGTCTTATTAACCTTTTTAAACAATAAATAGAAATGGCGTATAATGTAACGGGCTTAGCCGCATATACTAAGCAAAACGTAGATCTGCTGGTTAAGAACTCAGTTTTCGAAGCCCGCACACAAAAGGAAATCCTTGCGCTCGGTAACGTTCGTGTAGGTGTAAAATCTTCTGAAGCTATTGGAAGAATGGATACTGATGTATTCTTTCAAGACGATAGCGCTTGCGGGTTTAACGCTTCAGGAACGACTACCTTCACTCAGCGTTCTTTGACTGTAGGCAAAGTAAAAGTGAATGAAATCCTTTGCGATAAGGATCTTGAGCCTTACTACACTCAACAAGCTCTGAAAGCTGGTGGTGAGTACACTACTGCTGCTTTCGCTGCTGACTACTCAGATCAAAAAGCAAAGAAAATAGCTGAAGCTCTTGAGGTTGCTTTGTGGACTGCTAACGCAACAGGAAGCGCAGGTACTAACGGACTTTTAAATAAGTTTGACGGTATCAAAACTTTGATTGCTGCTGGTGGTGGATCGGTTGTAAATGCAAACACAACTGGATTCTACGGTACGCCTGCAACTGGGATAACTTCTACAACAATTGCAAAGAACGCAATCAATGCAGTTATTAAAGGGTTACCTGCTAAAATCAAAGGTAAAGATGATGTTCGTATATTCTGCGGATGGGATGTATTCGCTTATTTAATTCAGGCTTATGTGGATGCTAACTTGTTCCACTTTGCACCTGATGCGAAGATTGACGATAACAGCGCTGCATTTACCGTTCCGGGTACATCTTACAAAGTAATCCCTGTTCACGGTTTAGATGGCACTGATGACATCTACGCTTTCAGAATGTCTAACATCTTCTTAGGTACTGATTTACTTGATGAAGAAAATAAATTCTGGATTCGTTGGTCTGAAGATGATGAGAACATCAAATTCACAGCCCGTATGAAGATAGGTGTACAGTTCGCCTTTGTTGATGAGATTGTGAAGTTCGAAGCCTAATTTATAAGGGGGGCGTTAAAACCCCCCTTTCACTTATAAAAATTTAATACAATGCCTTGCGCACTTACATCAGGTTATACATTAGACTGTAAAGACAGCTCGGGCGGTATAGTTGAAATATACTTTATTGAAAGAGGTAATGTTTCAGCGATTGCCGAAGCGAGCGGAGTTGTAACAGGTCTTACAAAAGCAGCTGGTAAAAGATTTTGGAAGTACGAACTTCCTAAAGAAACTGGATCTTTAACAGAAACAATGACAGGTAACGTTCAAAACGGAACCGTGTTTTATGCTTCTGAGTTGAAATTAGTAGTTAATAAATTAAACGTTGCAGTTCGCAATGAAATTAAATTGTTAGCGCAAAACGTACTTATTGCAGTTGCAAAAGATAATAACGGCAAATATTGGTTAGTAGGTCGCACACGTGGCGTTGACTTCACAACAGGTACGCTCGGAACGGGTACTGCTTTTGGAGATAGAAGCGGGTTTGACCTTACCTTTGCAGGTAGTGAGCCTGAGCCTATGCTGGAGGTTAATAGCACCGTAGCCAGTGCACTTGAGACCGCAGGATAGTTTGTTTTGTTGATTGGTTTGATTTTGAGCCCTGCCCTTCCGGGCGGGGTTTTTGTTTTAAGGTATTTATAAATAGATATGTTTAAATTTATAAAAGGAAGTTCGGTTAATGTGATTTGCACATTATCAGAAAAGCAAAACATTGCTGATCCGAACTATTTATTTGTGTTTACAAATAGGGGTACAAATGATGTTGTAAAATTTGTGCTTTTAAATGCCGCTGACATATCTACAAATAAAGAGCGCTGGAATGAATTTGTTATCGTTGTAAATACGTATTTTGCAGATTATAAAGAGGGGTGGTGGCGTTACGATATTTATGAGCAAACAAGCCCCACGAATGTAAACCCTACGGGGTTGGGGTTATTAGAAAGCGGATTGATGTTTTTAGATGACAATACGAATATAAGTTACACGCAATATTCACAGGACGTTAAATTCAAAATGTACGATGCATCCTAATATAAGTTTTATAAAGTTCGCAGATGTGAAGCTGCCTATGATGGTTGAGCTTCCCGGCAAAGGTTACGTTCAATTTGGCGAAGATAATCTTTATCCTAATCAGTTACTCGAGAAGCTGAATAAAAGCAGCAAGCATAACGGTATTGTGTTGGGTAAGGTCAATTACATCATAGGTAATGGCATATCTTATAAAGATGATAGCGCAAAGGAGTTGGTACCGAATAAGAATGAAACTATAAATGATTTACTCAAAAAGTTTTCTACTGATATTGAGATTTTTGGCGGTGTGTATATTGAGCTTCATTATAACGCTTTGGGCAATGTTGGCGCAGTGTATCATATTCCTTATCATAAAGTACGTACAAATAAGGACAATACGCAATACTTTATAAAAGACTGGACGCAATCGACACGGACGCAACCTGAGATTGTGGCTGCTTACAACCCAGCGGTAAAGGAGGGAAAGCAGATATTGTTTTACAAGGAATACAGACCGGGATTAGAAACATATTCATACCCTAATTATATCGGCGCATTGAATTGGATTGAGGTTGATATAGAGCTTTCTAAGTACCATTTAAGCACTATCAAAAATGGTATGTTTAGCAGCAAGTTGATAAATTTTAATGAGGGTAAGCCTTCGCCTGAAGAGCAGCAAGTTGTTGAAACTAAATTTAAAAAGAAATTTACAGGGAGCGAAAATGCGGGCGGTATTGTATTATCATTTAGCGACGATCCTGCAAAGGCACCGACCGTTCTGGACTTATCAAATACTGATTTAGATAAGCATTTCGACATATTAAATAAAACTACTGAGCAGCAGATATTTGCCGGACATCAAATTACCTCTCCTATTTTATTTGGTATCAAAACAGAGGGGCAATTAGGCGGACGTAGTGAAATGCGGGATGCATACGAAATATTTAAAAACACCTACGTAAATGATAAGCAAAGGTCTTTAGAAACTTTGTTTACTGAGATAAGCACTTTATTTGGTGTTGAGGGCGAAATGGTCATAGCACCTATTGAGCCTATTGCCTTTGAATTTAGTGAGGCAACAATAAAAGAGTTTGCACCTAAAGCATGGATATTGGAGAAGCTGGGTATTGATTTAAAAAAGTATCCTGAAGCTGCACAACCTGAAGTGCAACCTACCGGGCAACCTGCACAACCGTTAGCGCAGGTTAATGAGAATTTAAAAAACTTAACAGGCAGGCAATGGCAGGGCGTTAATCGGATTATCCGCAATTTTGAGAAAGGTCGTATCAATAAGGATCAGGCAAAACTTTTACTAAAATCTTCATTGGGATTAAGTGAGGAAGAGATTAATGTCATGTTATCTATTGACAATGATATG